TGCTGGTTTACAAGGAAACCCAAAATATCCATCATCACCACTACCAATTCAGTATGGATCTATTACATTTACAAATGGAGTAAACGCCCAACAAATGTCTTTTGCTGATAAAAATACTGATTTTGATGCTAAGGATACTAATGATGAAGTATGGATGCAGCTGGATTTTGTGTTTGAATTAATAAATTTATTTTGCTCAAATCCAATAAACAACTTGTACGTTATTGATAACGCTGATGTTATTGTTAATGCACACCCAAACTTAATATCATGTGACAAAAATGTTTTGATACCAAACCCAGTTGCGCCAAAAGTTAATAGAGGCGGTCGATTTCTAACAGCTGATCAAAAAAATCCCGTCAAGAATCCGTTCTGTGATATTAACAAAAATGTAGCGGATTTAGAATTACCTCAATCAAAAATTACAGCGGCTGATAGAAAAGACAAGAATATCAGCGCGGATAAATCACTTGTTCTAGCAGCTATAGCTACAGCAAAAACATTTGGTACATCAGGATTACTTCGTGATGATTTGGATAGAGTAATAAATTGGTTTTATTATTATTTAAACAACCCCGTCAAGCAGCCTGGAAAATCTGCAGCATTTCCATTTGATCAAGATAAGGAGTTCTTAGATAACAAGGGTGTAAGTGTGGTTAAAAGATACAAGAAATACTATTATGGCTATTTAAAGAATCTTTATATATCAAAGTTTAGATTGATAGAAATTGCAAATGATGAAAAGGTAAAAACACTCAAGGAGTTTTTGTTAGCGATATTGAGCACAATAAACAATTCAGTCGATAATTTTTGGGAGTTTGATATCGTAGATGGTTTAAATGGTAAACTTTCAATTATTGATAAAAACACCATCAACACTGATATCTTGAAGAAGATATACATGTTTGATTTAGCAAAAACAAACAATGTTGTAAAGAGTATAAACTTTGATGTTAGCTTAACCAATGAACAAGCAAACAACGTTTTGTTTGGTGGATCCAATTCACCAAGCCTGACTGAGGTTATAGAAGATAAAATTGCAAAGGCTAATTCACAACAAGAGTTGGATATTTTGATGACGGAGACAGTAAGGATACCATCAATCAAATTTAGAGACAGATTGGATATTTATCAATTAAAACAAATTTCTGAACTAAAGGGTCAAGAGTTAGCTAAGGCTCAACAAGCTGGTAATATTCCTGGTACAAACGAAGATTTTAAAAATGAAAACAGAGATATAGCAAACATACAAGTGTATGGTAATGTTGCTCGTAATGACATCCTTTGTATGAGAGTTTACAACGTTACAGAACAAGATAAAGCTATATTAAAAACGGGCGCTGAGTTAGAAGATCCAAAATACAACTGGAAGTATTTGTGTTTGCCACCAAACATGAAGGCCAAATTGAGAAGAATGTTGGACGATAATGATATATCAGGCAATATAGCAAAATACACAGGTGTAGCTGATAACTTTCAAATTACTTTAACCTTGGATGGTATTTATGGATTCAGAAATCTCCAAGTGTTCGCTATAAGTAATCTACCAAAACCATATGTACCTGGTAACGTGATATTTCAAATACTTGAAGTGGAACACAATATATCAGCTGGTAAGTGGGAAACAACCATTACCGCATTATTGAGATGTATTGCTGGTAGTGAATTGGAGTATATAAATATATGATAACAGATACACCAGATTCTACAAAAAATAAGCTTGGGTTGGATATCTACAACTATTTTGAACCATCCAATTATATACCTATAGTTAAACCATCCGATTATGAATATGGTTATATAACCAGATATTTTGTGGGTAAAATCAACTATCCAAACGTATACGAGACGAATGCAAAAGATTATAACATTGTAAATAATGCTTATTACAAAAATATTAAAATAACATGGAAAGTATCTGGACCAGAATTCAATCAATACAAGGGTAAGATGCTACTTACAACTGGTGTGGTAGATTATAATATATTGAGAATACAACAATCGTATCTAGTATTTCCACAGATACAAAATGTTTTGAATAACCCAAGACAATTCTGGAGAGGGTTTTGAGTTGACATAGGCGCCAATTGGTGTATATGTTATAGTGTGCATCTCTCAAATCAAATATATCTAAAGTTTATCACTCGAAATGTAAATAAACACATATCGTATGACAAAGTTATTGTTGCGTTTGTGTATGATTATTTTACTAAGGATAAACACTATTTTAACTTTTGTCATCCAGATGTAGACGTTAACGATACTCTCAAGAGTTTCATAAAATACATCAAGTCAGAAGACCGAGATATTTATGTAAACAACAAAAAACGATATAAGTATATCTTAAAGAATTGTAACCTAATTGATGTAAATTTATTTGGTTTTCTCAAAGATAACAAAATTATTGAAGAACAAGACTCAGAAACATATCTGAGTATAAAAATTCGTGTTGGTGATATTAATGATATGAATATGATATATCCATACGTTAATCATCAAAAAGACTTTGACCAAGAGGTACTTCAAATTGAAACACTAAACGAAGAAAAGAAGGATTCATATTGTTTCAAGTTTTTCAACAACGTTATATCAGATACTCTGTATGAGGTTGAGAAGAATGGTATAAAGATTGACGAATCTATATTCAAAGAACATTTTAAGGCTAAAACAAATGATGGTTATGTGTATACTCAGTATAACATTTATAATCCAACTGGTAGACCCAGCAATAAGTTTGATAGTGTAAACTACGTAGCTCTAAACAAAGAGGATGGTTGTAGAAAAAGTTTTGTATCCAGATACGATGGTGGTCATTTGATGATGATAGACTTTACAGGTTTTCATCCATATATTGTAAGCAATTTAATTGATTATAAAGTGCCTGATAATGAAACTATATATGAACATTTGGCTAAACAATACTATAATGTAGACATTGTTGATGCAGAAACCATGAGTAAATCCAAGAAATTGACTATGGTAAATCTATATGGACATATTAAAGATCAATATCTATCCATACCATATTTTGCTAAAACAGACCAGTTAAAGAACAAATATTGGGAAATGTTTGAAAAGAAGGGTTATGTCACAACGCCAATCTATAAGAGGAAAATAACCAGTAATCACATTAAGGATCCTAATAAAAACAAACTATTTGCTTATATTATTCAGGCGGCTGAAACTGAGTATGGTTTGAATAGTTTGGGTAATGTTATCAAGTATTTGAGTGATAAACCCATGTTACCCATACTTTATGTCTATGATAGTATATTGTTTGATGTCAGTAAGGATGTAACACAACAGACTTTAAACGATGTTATTGACATAGTTAAGAACAAAAAGTTCAAAGTTAAAGTTTATACTGGAAATAATTACCATGATTTGAAATTACAACAAACTTAATTATATTTATAATTGATGAATTTTAAGTCAATTATAAATGATGTTTGTTGCGATTCTCGTATAAAGAATGGTGTTCTTGATATTAATAATCCGGAACATGTGTTAATATTACAAGAGTACCTAGAAAAAAATGGTTATGGTATTGATGAGATTGTAGACAGAACCGCTACACTTTTTGAAGCGGGTCGATTCCCAGAACGACAGGCTTATAATAAAGATGGTATACTTGTAACCTTTCCAAGCAAAGAATATCGTAATCGAGCTGTAAATAAAGGAACGCATTTTGTCGAAAATCCAAAAAAAGTACAAGCTAATATATTTAATGTACCTGGAGATTTATCGGCTGTAAGAGCTACTGAAAAACAACCAGATGAAGAAAAGTCAGATGAAGAAAAGAAGGATATTGTATCGATAGATAAAGAAGTTCAAACAGACATAGAAGCGGATGATAAAGACGAAAGATCTACTGGAGCTATAAAACAAGACGCTGTTGCGAATGTTGCCATATTGACTGGCGAAACACCATTGATAAATTATAGTGTAGATGAAGCTGTTAAGTATGGTTTCTACAGAAAAGGAATGAGTTGGTATAATTCAGAGGGTGATTTAATTGGCGAACAAGTATATGATGAAAAAATAGGTGTAATTATTTCAATCAATGAATCATTACTAAGCAAAATTACAGGATTTTTTAAAAAAACATGGGAAAAAGTTAAGTCCTATTTTAGGTCAGTTATAAATATACTAATCACAAATAGTATGAGTGATTTGGAGCCTGGAGAAGAAACTGAAATTACCATTCCTTCTTCTATTAATAAAGACAAGAGTGGTATAGAATCACCAAATCCAGTTAGTGAGGGTGCTTTAGAAGCTATACGTGGTAATTATAATGAAGCTCTGACTGTAAAATATGTAATTCAGAAAAACGAAACTCCAATTGATATTGTTCTGACCGAAGATATCAATGAAAACTATGTAACCAAAGTTGTACAATTGAATGATGCGGGTAAACGATATATACCAGAAGTGGAAAGTGTAGTGAATATTTGGGATAAAAAATTAAGAGACGTCGCCGGCACTAAATATGAAGAAATCAGATCGGTGATATCATTAGCAAGTAATGACATGTCGTCATACATAATTAACTCGGTCGGCAAAAACAGAGGTAATATATTACAAATATTTCTCGATAATAAATCGTTTTTACAAGGCGCTGAATTCAAGGCAGATATTAGATTAAAAGTAAAAAAGTCGTCGGGTGAAGAAGTTCTAGATGCATATAGTCTTAAGATGTATAAGACAAAAATTGTTAATTTGTCAAATAGCACAAAGGTTAGTTTAATAAGAAATTTATGCGGCGAAGAAGAATCTGTCAAGTTTACCAGTGAATTAAAATCGGATAAAAAATTTAAAGATCTTGATGCAGATGCAAAAGAAGCGGAACAGGGAGTCAAATATGCAAAAAATAATAACGAAGATGAAGAATTTATAAATCAATTGAGAAAAGAAAGAACTGACGCAAGATATCCACTAAATCAATATCTAGCAGATAGGGTAGCTAATAAACTCAATTCTTTTTATAAATCATCTCCAGAAAATAAAGAATTATTCCTTAAAAATCTATTAAAGATCATGGGTTATGAGGATAAAGAAACAAAGTTCTTAATGGCACTAGTTGGACCAAAACAGGTCAAATCAGGCAAATCACAAATAATTGACAAACATCCTGCGTTAGATTTCTCTGACATTGATATTATACATGAGCCAGGCACAGTTAGTATCAAGATAATTAATAAAAAGACAAATAAACCACTAGTTATTTTTTCAGCAAAAGAAGGCGGCACATTTGCTGGATTTGTGGATGTATTATCATAATATGAACATTCAAAAACAACTTCTTTGTACATTCACAAATAGTCAAAAATATCCAATAGTCATACAAGAAATATTAGATATATATAAATTCACGGATAGTCGTATTTTTATATTTGCAAATCAAAATAATCTACGAGAAATTTATTTAACGTTCAATATTTTTAAAGACAAAAATCAAAATATAAAATATCCCGCCACTATAGGTGTTCATCGTAAAAAGCAAACAAATACTTTATATACGCTTAATGCAATGAATAAGTTGATAGAAGACGAGAACAATGGTATATTTGATAAAAACTTCCAACTTAATTGGGATTTATATAAAAATAGTATTATTTTAACCAATGAAATTGGAGTGAAAATAGTTTCTTTAAAATTATTTTCGATTCACGAAATTTGATATATATCTTGTGACGCTTGACATCGCTCAAATCTGGTGTAGCATGGTGTCAAGTTAGTTACATACTTAGTTTAAGTAAATTAAGAATTAACTAATTAACAATTAAACAATTAACAAATTAAATAATTATGGCATTAGACATTAGTAAGTTAAAGAGCCGTTTGAACTCTCTTTCAAATACAAATCAAAAGACTAACTTAATTTGGAAACCAAAGCCTGGCAAGCAGGTAGTTCGTATCGTTCCTTATAAGTACGCTCCTGATAATCCATTTATTGAACTTAAGTTTCACTATAATCTAAACGGCAAAAGTTATCTATCTCCAGATAGTTTTGGTCGTCCAGATCCTATTGTTGAATTTTCAAATCGTTTGAAGAAGACTGGCGATAAGGAAGAGTGGAAGATGGGTAAGAAAATGGAACCCAAGATGCGTACATTTGCACCTATCTTTGTTCGTGGTGAAGAAAATGAAGGTGTAAAATTTTGGGGATTTGGTAAGCAAGTTTATCAAGAAATTCTTTCGATAATCAGTGATCCTGATTTTGGTGATATTACCGATCTAACCACAGGTCGTGATATCGTTGTAGAGTTCAAGACTGGTGATGAATCAGGCAAGAGCTTTCCAGAAACCAACATTCGTGTTAAGCCAAATACAAATGTTGCTATTGACCCAAATAACTCAAGTCTACTAGAGGCTCTCAAGTCTCAGGTAAATATTCTGGATCTATTCCCAGAACTATCCTACGATGAACTCAAGGATATTATGGATAGGTGGTTGAACCCAGAAACATCCGATTCATCCGTTGATCCAGCAATTTCTGCTGTAAACTCATCAAATGATGACGACGTTGTAACACCAACTCCAAAAGTAGCTACCAAGCCATCATCGGCAGTTTCACCCACTGCTGCTAAGGCAAAAGCGGGTGCGTCAGACGATGTTTCAAAAGCATTCGATGACTTGTTTAACTCCTAAACAATAAAATAAAGCCGGTAGAGTTTTTATACTCTGCCGGCTTTCTAGTTATATACGTTATGGCAAAAAAGACAACAGAAAAAGACGATCTGCTAGAAAGATTGGCAGACGAACTCAACAAATCTAATAAAGAAGGCGGCAAAGTTGCATTCTTTTTGGATGAACAAGAGGATCCATCATCTATTAGTGATTGGATAAGCACAGGTTCATCAATGCTAGATTTAGCGATCAGTAATCGTCCACATGGCGGTTTGCCAGTAGGACGTATCGTTGAACTAACAGGCCTTGAAGGTACTGGAAAAAGTTTGGTTTGCGCACACATTGTTGCAGAAACACAAAGAAAAGGTGGTAAAGCACTTTTCATTGATACAGAAAATTCTGAATCCAGAGAATTCTGGAAGAGTCTTGGAGTTGATTTAGCTAAAAATAAATTGATGTATTCTCAGGCTGAAACCGTTGAGGATATCTTCTCGCTCATGGAAAGAGCAATTACCTTTATTCGTAAGGATCATCCAGATTTATTATTAACAATCATTGTTGATTCTGTAGCAGCTGCGTCAACAAAAGCAGAATTAGAGAGTGATCATGGTAAAGATGGTTATGCTACTGGTAAGAGTATTATTATTAGCAAAGCAATGCGTAAGATTACTAATATGATTGGTCGTCAAAAGGTATTGTTAATCTTTACTAACCAACTACGTCAGAATCTAAACGCTATGGCATTTGGTGACAAGTACGTAGTAAGTGGTGGTAAGGCTTTGGCATATCATTGTAGTGTACGTGTTCGATTGAACAACACTGGCAAACTAAAGAAGGGTGAAGTAGTTATTGGTAATGAATGTAAAGCAGTTGTTATCAAAAATCGTATGGGACCACCACAACGTCAAGCAGCATTTGACATTTACTTTGATAGTGGTATTGCTGATTTCAGCAGCTGGATCAAAGTAATAAAAGATCATGGAATTATAAAACAAGGCGGTGCTTATTACACATATAAAAAAGACGATGGTACTGAATGGAAGTTTCAATCCAAAGACTTCATTTCAACATTACAATCTGATGCAAAACTAAAAGAAGAAATTTACTTGAAGATTTGCGATGCCGTAGTAATGAAATATAAAGACCCAAATAGTCAAATTGTCGAAGATATTCAGATATCTACAAATGAAGGTGAAGCTGGCGAAGAAGAATGAGTGGATTTACTTCCAATGAAAAACGCAGGTTGTTCTCCCTTTTTGAGAACATAAAGGAGGGTGTTGGAGATAGTGGTATTCAGAAAACCACAAACTCCGACATCCTCCTTGTCGATGGATTGAATACATTTATTCGTTCATTTATGGCAATGCCATCTATGAATGATGATGGAATGCATACCGGAGGAATTGCTGGGTTTCTTAAAAGCGTTGGGTATGCTATTAAACTAATCAATCCAACTAGAGTTATTATTGTATTTGATGGTAATGGTGGATCACAAAAGCGGCGTAAGATATATCCAGAATACAAAAAAGGTCGCAAAACAAAAATAAAGTTCAATAGAACATATGAAGATTTAAGTTCTTCGGAATTGGAACAGAAAAACCTTCGATTAGAACTAATGCGATTAGTGAATTATCTGAACGTATTGCCTGTGACTATAATGGCTATAGACAATATTGAAGCGGATGATACGATTGCATATTTATCCGAAGAAACATTCAAGGATAGTAATATTACTATCATGTCTACAGACAAAGACTTTTTACAACTAGCTAGTGATAGAGTAAAAATTTGGAGTCCTGTAAAGAAGAAAATATTTGGATGCAAAGAGATTGTAGACGAATATGGTATTACATGTAATAATTTTATATATTACAGAATTCTAGAAGGGGATGTTAGCGATAATATTACTGGCATAGATGGTGTTGGTATAAAGAGAGTATTACAGTCATATCCGTTTCTTGGTGAAAATAAACAAGTAACACTACAAGAAATTTATAACTATTCTGAAAACTATAAGGGTAAGTATAAAATTTATGAACGGGTATTGGATAACAAACTTTTAATTGAACGTAATTATGAATTGATGCAGTTAAAATCTAGCAGTATTCAATCGTTTACACAATTAAGAATTGAAGAGATTATCAAAAAGCAGGTGCCTAAGATTGATAAAATGACATTCAGCAAACTTATTACAGAAGATAAGATGTGGAACAATATTCCTAATTATATGGTGTGGCTGAATGAAACGTGGGGTAAGCTAAATAGCTTCGTATTATAAAAATAGACCAAGTAAAATAACTTGGCTTCTGTACACTATGGTGTACGATAAATGTCGTATTAACAAAAGAAAGAAACAAAAATGAGCGAGAAACATATTATTGACAATCTAAAGAAGTTTGGAAGTGAATTTCAAGTAAAGTGTATATCTGGACTTGTGTCAGATAGACCTTTTATTGAACGTATTAACGATATCGTGGAAGCAGACTTTTTTGAAAGTGATGCACATAAGTGGATTGTCAAGGAGAGTATAAAATACTTTAATGAATATCATGATCTACCCACACTTAATGTATTTAAGGTTAAGCTAGAAGTAGTTACAAACGAACTTCTTAAAAAAAGTATTGTAGATAACCTTAAGATGGTATATCAAAAGATGAACGATGGTGATCTTAAGTTCATTAAGGAAGAATTTCTTGAGTTCTGTGTCAATCAAAAGTTGAAGAACGCAATCATGGAAAGTGTTGACTACCTTAAGGTTGGTCAGTATGAGGCTATCAAACACAAGTTTGATGAAGCGTTGAAGGCTGGTATGGAACGTAATATAGGTCATACCTATGAACAAGACGTAGAAAAGCGTATGACTATCATGTCACGTAACGCAATTAAAACTAATTGGGAAGTTGTGGATGGTTTAATGGATGGGGGTCTTGGACCTGGCGAACTTGGTATTATTACTGCTTGTGCTGGTAGTGGTAAGAGTTGGGTACTAAGTAAGTTGGGCGCTGAGGCGATGAAACAAGGTAAAAATGTTCTTCACTTCACACTTGAATTGAATGAAAACTATGTTGGATTAAGATATGATAGTTGTTTTACTGGAATTGATTTCCAAAATATTCGTAATAATGTTGATGTTGTAAGACAGAAGATTGCTGATGTAGCAGGCAAATTGATTATTAAATACTTTCCAATCAAGACAGTATCAGCTATGAGTTTAAAGGCACACGCTGAAAGATTGGCTATGTTGGGTACCAAGCCTGATATGATTATCGTAGACTATGCTGATATTTTACGTCCAATCAATAGTGACCGGAATAGTAATAGTTACCAAGAGGCTGGTGGTATTTATGAAGAGCTTCGTGGTGTAGCTGGAGAATTGCAAGTGCCTATTTGGAGTGCTTCACAGAGTAACCGAAGTGCTATGGATGCAGATATTATTGAAGCTAATAGTATTGCTGATAGTTATCGTAAAATTATGACCGCCGATTTTGTTATGTCATTAAGTCGTAAAGTTAATGATAAAGTTTGTAAGACTGCTCGATTCCATATTATTAAAAATCGATTTGGTCCAGATGGTTTGACATTTCCAGCTAAAATGAATGCTGGCTGTGGTCAAATTGAAATTTATTCAGAGAACTCAAGAGAAGGTCTAGCTCTTCAAAATGAGATGATGAATGGTGAAAATCAAGTCAAAAAGATTTTAAAGAATAAATGGAACGCTCACAATAGTGATGATGATGATGATGAATAATTCATAGTGATAAAGTTTAAAAAAGTGTCAAAAAAATTTTAAAAAAGTTATTGAAAACGTATGTTTCAAACATGTTAATTGGATAGTTATTTTTTACCATTATATTTTTTTATGAACAAGGAAATTTTTATTAAAAAGAGAAGCGGAAAAACTGAAAAGTTTAGTGCGGATAAAATTAATAAGGTTTTACAATGGGCTACTGCTGATATAAAAGGTGTGGGTTTTGAAGAAGTTGCAATGAATGCACATCTATCTTTCTTCGATGGAATGAATTCGAAAGATATTCATAAGATGTTGATTGAAGCGTCTGCAAATCTAATAAGTGAAGAAAAACCCAATTATCAATTCGTAGCTTCACGTTTATTGAACTATCAACTACGTAAAGAAGTTTGGGGTGGTAAAAATCCTCCAAAGTTATATGATATTGTTAAACAAAATATTGTTAACTTAGTCTATGATGATGCCATCTTGGAATGGTATAACAAACAAGAGTTCGACAAGTTGGATGAATATCTAAAACACGATCGTGATTTCAATTTCACATATGCTGGTATTAAACAATTGTGTGATAAGTACTTGGTACAAAATAGATCAACCAAACAAATATATGAGACTCCTCAGTTTGCTTATATGTTGATCGCTATGACATTTTTTAAAGACTATAAGGAACATCGACTTGATTATGTAAAGAAGGCCTATAATTATTTCAGCAAACATAAGATTAACCTACCTACACCAATTATGGCTGGTGTCAGAACGGTAATGAAGAGTTATGCTAGTTGTTCACTATTCACGATAGATGATAATCTACGTAGTATCTTTAGCAACAATAGTGCAGTTGGATTTGCTACAGCTAGTCGTTATGGTATTGGATTGAATCTATCCAGACTACGTGCTACTAACGCACCAATTCGTAATGGTGAAGTGATACACACTGGACCCATTCCATTTAGTAAAACATTTGAATCAACGGTAAAGAGTTGTCATCAAAATGGAATTAGAGGAGGTAGTGCCACCGTTAATTTCGCTTGGTTCCATTATGATATTATGGACATCTTAGTACTAAAGAATAATCAGGGTACTGATGATAATCGGGTGCGCAAGTTGGACTATTGTATTGGATTAGATAAGTTAATCTTTGAACGATTCCTCAAGAACCAAGAAATAACACTATTTAGCTATCATGAATGTGCTTCATTGTGGAATAAGTTTGGTATGGAAGGCTTCAGAGAAGCTTATGAAAAGGCTGAAGCTAATAAGAATATCAAGTTTAAGAAAAAGATACCCGCTCGTGAATTGATGAGTTTACTCGCTAAAGAACGTCTTGAAACAGGTCGTATCTATACAATGTTCGTAGATCATGCTAATGAACATGGTAGCTGGCTAGAACAAGTTGATACAAGTAATTTATGTCTTGAAGTAAATCATCCATTGATTCCAATTTATGATGTAAATGATACAAATGGTGAAATTGGTGTTTGTGTGTTGGCAGCTCTAAATTGGTTGGAGATTAAAGATGATGATGAAATGGAAAGTGTATGTGATATCATTGTTAGAATGTTGGATGCACTAATTGAACATCAAAACTATTTCGTACCTGCTGCAGAAAATTTTGCAAAGAAACGTCGTAGTCTGGGTGTAGGTGTAAGTAATTTGGCTGCTCTATTGGCTAAAGAAGGATTGAAGTATTGGGATACTAATGCTCCGAACTTTGTAGCCAAATGGATGGAAAAGACCAGTTATTATTTAATTAAGGCTAGTATACAAATGGCTAAAGAAGTGGGTAAATGTGAAAAGTTTGACAAAACTAAATTTAGTCAGGGAGTATTGCCAATCGATACTTACAAGAAAGACGTAGATGAATTTATCACACAACCCCTACAATGTGATTGGAAAAGTTTACGTGAGGAAATCAAGAAGTATGGTATGAGACATAGTACCCTTACAGCTTGTATGCCCGTTGAATCAAGCAGTGTGATTCAAAGCAGTACTAATGGTATTGAACCACCACGTAGTGTTATTAGCTTCAAAGGTAGTAAGAGCAACATTTTACCAGTAGTAGTTCCTAACATTGACAAGTACAAGGATAACTATACACTTGCTTTTGATATGCCAAATAACGAAGGTTATCTAAAGGTAGCAGCTGCTATACAGAAGTTTACAGATATGAGTATCAGCACAAACACATATTACGTACCTTCAAGATATCCAAGCAACAAAGTACCAATTCAAGAGGTAATTAAAGACATTTTGACAGCGTATAAGTATGGTATTAAGAATTTATACTATGCTAATACAGATGATGGTGATAGACAAACTGTGATGAACAAGGACCAAGCAACATCGGTTAAATCACAAGTTCAAGAAGAAAGTGGTTGTGCTAGTGGAGCTTGTGCTTTATAATAGGAGGATTATATGAAGAGTGTACTAAATAAAACGAATATCGATTCAATTAAAAACCCAATATTTCTTGGAGAGGATTTATCTTTACAGCGATACGATTTACAAAAATATCCAAAGTTTTATGAACTATACGATCAACAGTTGAACTTTTTCTGGAGACCACAAGAGGTTTCTTTGGTAAAAGATATTGCTGACTACAAAAATTTATCGGATGAAGAACGATTCGTTTTTGATAGTAATCTTAAGTTTCAAACTATGACTGACAGCATGTTAAGTCGTAGTATTCATCAAATGATGAAATATGTAACAAATCCAGAGTTGGAAATTTGTATGAATACTTGGAGTTTCTTTGAAACCATTCATAGCAATAGTTACACATATATTTTACAAAACGTATATCCTGATGCTACCAGATTCTTTGATAGTATTCTGCAAGATAAAGAAATTGTCAGAAGAGCTAAAGCTATTAGTGAAAAATATGATGGTCTCCTGGCAAATGATAAAGATGATATTCGTCAACAAATCTTTGATACAGTTCTCGCTACGCAAATTACTGAGGGGCTTGTATTCTATGTAAGTTTCGCTTGCAGTTTCTACTTCGGATATCGTGGCAAGATGGAAGGTAATGCTAAAATTATTAAGTTTATTAGCAGAGATGAAAATCTACATGTAGCTATTACCCAAAATATTCTTCGTTATTTGAGTTCTAACCCAGACGAAGGGTTCCAAGAAATCATCAAGAAGAGTGAAGATAAGGTATATGAAGCTTACAAGATTGCTGTAGAAGCTGAAAAAGATTGGGCAGATTATCTATTTAGTAAAGGGAATTTGGTTGGATTAACTAATGAGAGCTTAAAATCTTATATAGAGTGGTTGGCTAATAATAGATTACAAAGTATTGGATATAAGAAATTATATCCAAATGCCAAGACAAATTCTCTATCCGGATGGTTAGATAGCTATTATGACAGTAAAAAACTACAGGTAGCACCACAGGAGACAGAGTTGAGTAGCTATGTAAAGGGTGTAGATAACACCATTAGTGAAAACGCTTTTGATGACTTTAAACTATAATTAATTTATTATTTTATTGACCATTCCTATATTTATATGTTAGGCGTGCTATATGAATGATAAACTAATAAAATCTTTAAAGAAACTGATTCGTGAAACAATTAACGAAAAGTTTACGGACGTACAAAAGTCTTGGACTGAAATGATGGCTAACCTAGAAAAAGAAATCAAGAAACCGGTGGTTAAAGATGATGACGGAAATTATAATATTTGTGAATGTGATCCTCATTATTTTAGTATCCGACCAGTAGCACAAGACATTTATAACATAGAATACTTTAAAGATAGGTCAGATAGAGAAAAGAAACTATACGTACATTATGAAGATTTAAAAAAGTTTATTAAAGAAAAGTTAAGTTCAAAAGCTTTAAATTACGTGGATGCAGCATATAGCAAAAATATAGATAATAGTAAGGATAAAGAAGGTGGTAAGAAAGCTGATAAACAATCTGTAGAACAAAATCTGGTTCAGCCGGAAAAAGATTATAAGGTTATAAAGTCACCTAAGATGGATTCAATGAATAAAGAAGTGGACGATCCAACCCAACCTATGCGTGAAGTTGGTAAGTTTGAAAAACAAGTGGACTATAAAAGTCCAAAGCCAAATTATAAGCCACCTACTCTACCAAAGAATCTTCAAAAGTTGATTGTTAAATATAAAAAGAGTGGTAAGATTAAGAAAAAGTAAAAAGTTATGAATCCAAAATATAATCCTAACGATTACAACGCTCTTATTTCACGAATTGATGCAAATTTAAATACTATTAATGCACGATTAACAACAATTGAAACAGGAGTAACTAATAATGTAGTTAATGTTGAACGCAGAATTACAAAGCTAGAACAATTTAAATGGCACTTTTTGGGTGCGATAGCTGGAGTTAGTTTCTTCGTTAACTACTTTTACAAAAAACTTTGACATTTTATCAGTTTTGATATATCATTAGGTATATCTAAAAAAAGGATACATATGAATAAATTAATTACTATCGCATCTTTGAGTGCAACATTAACCGCACAAACATTTGCAGGCGATAGAGAGTGGGCTACGGTAGGTAAAGTATTAACCGGCGTAGCAGTGGTTCAAGCCATAGATAGAATTGTTAACCCACCAACACAAGTTGTATACGTTCAATCAGCTCCCGTTGTACAACCAGTATTAGTCCAGCAACCAGTCATTGTACAACCACAACCTGTAGTATACATTCAACCAGCACCTGTAGTTTATTATACAAGTCCTAGTGTGATTGTTTATCCGGGTTGTCCTACACCAATCTATCATTATCATCGTAGATGATAAATTTATTAAACATAGTTAATCAACCACCAGAAATGGTGGTTTTCTTTTTTTAACCGAGACGGTTGACTTTAGAAAAACCTCTGGTAGTATGATTGTACGTTCAATAAAAAACTACAATATATGAAAAAGACAAACGCCGCTAATCTAACCACCGCAAAGAATTTCGACATGAAGAAGTATCTTTCTACATGTATTGATCTTCGTCCATCTTCACTTATTATTGATGATATTAAGTGGAAGTATATGGTACGTAGTGCTATTCGTGGTAAGAATATTCTACTTCTTGGTCCCACTGGATGCGGTAAGACCCTAGCCGCTCAGACTATCGCTAATGTTCTAAATAAGAATGATAAGTTTTTTTATTTCAATCTGGGTGCTACGCAGGATGCTCGTTCATTCCTAATTGGTAATACCCATTTTGATAAGAATACTGGCACTCTTTTCCGTGAATCAACCTTCATTAAGGCTATTCGTACTCCAAATGCTATTATTCTTCTTGATGAAATTTCTCGTAGTCATCACGATGGTGTAAATATTCTAATGACCGTTCTAGATGATCTACAACGTTATCTACGTTTGGATGAAAAAGAAGACAACGAGGTTGTTAAGGTTGCTGAGGGTGTCACTTTCGTTGCTACCGCAAACATTGGTAATGAATATACTGCTACTAGGGTTATGGATCGAGCTTTGCTTAGTCGTTTTCCAGTAAAGATTGAGATGACTCCCCTCGACAAGGATAGCGAGTATAATCTACTCAAGAGTCGATTTGATATTATTGATAATAATCAGTTGGAAATTCTAAAGGCGGTTTGTGAAATTGCTGATCACACTCGTAAGCAGGTCAAGCAAGAAGATAGCAAGTTGACCAATTTTATTCCAACTCGTAGCACGGTTGAAATTGCAGAACTTATTGTTGATGGATTTAATTTGCTTGAAATCGCAGACACTACGATCTATCCTAACTTCACCGATGATGGTGGCGTTGACAGTGAACGGACCTACATCAAGCAGTTGGTACAGAAGTATGTAAAGGTAGAGACTAAGGAGAATCTATTTGCTGATCCGCTAAAGTCAGATCAGCCTCCTTTCTAATACTTAATAAGTATAAAGTATAACCTATATGAGCAATTATAGTGATTTTTGGTTGGAGGATTATGACATTGATTGGGATTTTTCTGATGAGTCTGATTCGGTTGATGTATCCGCATCATCCACAGTGGAAACCGCTAGGCTCATTAGGTTGTCCGCAGCACGTCGTGCAATCTCAAATTATGTGACCATTCTTACTGGTAAGCAAGTTCCAGTAATGTTTAATGATAAAAACATGAGTTGCACCGATGGGGAAGTAGTTTATATCGGTAGTGATGTAAACGAAAAGAATAAATTTGACGTAGCTGTAGGTCTAGCTCTACATGAAGCAAGTCATATTGTGTATAGCAATATGGATATGTATAAGAATTTATGGCAGAATGTTCCTAGAAGTATTTATGATCTTACTGAACCTTTGAATATTGATAAGACTCAGGTTGCTGAGTTTTGTAAGATGCTCTTCAATTACATCGAAGATCGTTATATCGATTACATGGTGTATAGTGGTGCGCCTGGATATCGTGGCTATTATCAGTCTCTATATGACAATTACTTTAATAGCAAGGTTATTGATGATGGACTGAAGAGTCAACTATATCGTACACCTACAATTGAATCATATTCCTATAGAATTATTAATCTTACCAATATTAATACAGATCTACAGGCTTTGCCTGGTCTCTATGATATTGCTAAAGAACTAGATCTTAGTAATATTGCTCGTCTTGACAATCCAAGGTCTCGTTACGAGTTGGCATTCAAGATTGCAGATATTGCATTCAAGAACATTACAGATGGAACACCACAACCAAAGGTTGTGGCGATATCATCCACTAGTAGTGGTGATGGTGGAGAACCTGTATCTGGAGGTCAAGATGATAATAATAACGTGAGTGTTGCGACTCCAACATCATCTACTGATGTAAATCCGCGTGATAGTAGCCTTGACGATATTTTTGGAGGTAATACTACATCGGTTCCTCGAGCTCAAGATCCAACAAAGAATATTGGTGAGGACAAGAATGTAAGCAAGACTAAGACCAACAAGATTGCTAAGGCTTTTGATAAGCAGAAGGATTTCTTGGATGGTAAGATTATTAAGAAGAAGGTTTCTAAGAAAGAAAAGAAGATGCTTGATGTTCTTGAAAAGAGTCAAGTTCAAATCAACGACGTTGCTGAGGATTATATCCGTAATTATGGAGGTACCGGCGCAGTTGAATGTATTGTGGTAAAAAATCTTACTATGGACTTAATTGAGTCTGATGATTTTCATCTCAAGAGTCTTCAGTATGTTACTGGTAAAGTAAATGTTACTGCACCAGTAGCAAATGCTGATATGGTCAAATATATCAATAGTGGAATTATCATGGGTGTTAAATTGGCCAAGAGAATTCAATTTCGTAATGAAATTAATATTGATAAGTTTACTCGTCGTCAACATGGTAAAATTGATAAGAGAATTATTCATGAATTGGGATGTGATGTAGAAAACATTTTCTATAATACCGCTGTACACAAGTACAAAAGCATGAACTTCCACATTAGTCTAGATGCTAGTAGCAGTATGGGTGGCATTAAGTGGCTTAATACAATTAAGTTATGTACCACTATTGCAAAGGCTGCTAGTATGCTTGAAAACATCAATGTTAGCATTAGTGTTCGTTCAAGTCTGGATAAGAATCCATATGTAGTCATGGCTTATGATTCTCGTAAGGATAAATTTTCTAAGATTAGAAATCTATTTCCATACTTGATGCCAAGTAGTACTACACCAGAAGGATTGTGTTACGAAGCAATTATTAAACATTTGCCAAAGTGCAGTGTAGATGGTGATAATTACTTTATTAATATTAGTGATGGTGAACCATGTTTCAGCATTTCAAATAATAATTTCTCTGTGTCTTATAGTGGTATTGCTGCTTGTCAACACACACGTAAACAAGTATCTAAGATTCGTGATAATGGATATAGAATTATTTCATACTTTGTGACTGACATGTATGGACATAATCAACCTAGTTTGGTTGAGAATTTCAAGGTAATGTATGGCAGTGATAGTCACTTTATTAACTTTGATAATCTCAATCAGATAGTTGGTACTATTAATAAAAAGATGCTAGAAAGTGTTGACGTATAATATATCGGTGGTATAATTTTGAAAGGTAGTATAACAATTAAACAAAAGGATAAAAAATGAAAAAGACAGATCGTAAGAATAAGACAAACCTAGTAGTACTTTGGCCAACCAATATATTTACTATTGAAGAACTAAATAATGCAAATCCAGATTTCGTAAATATTACTTTACGAGTTCGACTAAAGAAGGCCATTGACAATGGTGAAGTTGGTGAAGTTGGTTATTTGCATAATGGTAAGGGTCGTCCCCGTGTTGTATTGGCATGTACGCCAATTACTCAAAATCATATTACCGAAGCTAAGAATCGTGGGTGTGTACTAAAGGATGGACTAAATGTAAACGTTGTTAATATCGACAATGCTTCTGTAGAAACACCAGTTGCTGAGGAAGTCAAATCAGAAAAGGTAATGGCTTAATCAATTACCTTTATGTGACCAAAGCGGACTCAATAATAAGGGTCCGCTTTTGTCTTTTGTATAATACAAAATATCGGCTTTTTTCGAATGCGATTTAATATTTTTGATGATACCTTCAACCATGTTCCAACTGCCATGATAGATTGGTTCATCTAATTCGCTATCATATATCGCATATTTGATACTTGAAACTTCAAATATATAAAACGTTTTTTCTTTTGGGTTGATTTTTTTGTACTTCATGATAGACTATATATAAATATGGACGCATTACAAGAATTCTTTGGAGTAAAGGCATTTGACTATAAACTTAATAAACTTAAGTTTGTTGGAAACCTCGACCTTCTAAAGGCCATGTCTGTAGAGGAACAGACTTTTTACAAGAAATGGATTGAAGTACAATCACTTAACAATTATGCTAATAAAGCATGTCAAGCTAAAGCTAAGATTTGGATCCCCACTGATATAAACGATGAAGAATTGACAATTAAGGAGATTGAAAATCTTAGACCAAAAGTTGTACATGTAACCAATAATAAAGCATTAGACAATGATTGGGTAATGCTGCGTACATTTGTACATACGATGGAGTATGCTCAGACGCCAGGTAGATTCGTTAAGTTCTTAATTACAGATGGTAATGATAATGACCCACGTTATTTGGGAGTTATTAGTATGTCTAGCGATGTAATCACCATTACAGATCGGGATAATTATATTGGTTGGAAGCCAGAGGATAAGTTAAAGAATAAGAAATTGGCTCATAGTGGTATTGGTAGTTGTATTATGAGTACCCAACCTTTTGGATATAATTTCTTGGGTGGTAAGCTAGTAGCGTCATTAGTGACCGCAGAGACGGTCAGGAACGCATGGCAGGCTCTCTATAACCAGCTTTTGGTTGGAATCACCACAACCAGCCTCTACGGCAGTTATAGCATGTATAATAGTTTAAAATGGTGGCATAAGTGTGGTACAAGTGCTGGTAAAATGTCTATTAAACCAGACGATGCTATTTATAAGGTGTGGCACGATTGGATTAAAGAGAATAAAGCGGAGAAGTATAAAGCTGCGATGACCCAACGTGAAGGTGTGAGTGGACCTGTAACTGGCGCTAAAACTCGGGTATTGAATATGATTTTCTCTGAGTTGGGTATTAAATCTAGTGCTTATGTACATGGATTTGAGCGGGGTACATATTATGCTTGTCCATATAAAAACTCAAAAGACTTCTTTTGTAGCAAAATTACAGAAGATAAGTTGGTATTAAATCCATTATATACTGAGAATGCTATTATTAATTGGTGGAAGCCAAAGGCTATTGCGAGGTATAAAACACTAAAAGCTGAGAATCGTTTGAAGCCAGACGTTTTGTATTATGACAAAATGATTGGAATGGATTATCAAACAGCTAAAAATACGTATTTTAGCGAAGTGGGAAGATAGCTATTTACTATTTATTATAGTAAATATGGCGAATAACGACAATAGTAACTATACATTTTCTGATAGGTTTCAAAGATTTGTAGGGAAGATCGCTAATTTTGCGACTATAGCAAGAAGCAAAGCTCAAATTGATACTGGTCCACAAGATATTTTTACAGGTGAACAAGGCGAATTGTTAACAAAATATAAAAATAAGATATTTTATCGTAAAAACGGTAGTAATGAATTCGTCAATTTGAGTGAAGAATATTCAGAATTAACCAATCAATATGAATATCTTTTGTCAAAAGGTGTAAACAAATATGCTACTTGGCAAAAAACCAGTAAAAATAATGAAAAAAATTGGACATTTACTGGTTATTTTTCTCCAATATGTGGTATTGACTGTTGTGCTTTGAGTGGATCTATAAGCGGATCATTATAAATTGACACATTATAAATTTGATGTAGACTGAGATAATGAAAAAATCTCTCTGTTGTATCTCTCTAAAATTACAAAAACAAGGTATCAAGGCTTCTACTATGACAAAAACTAGGTTTTTGGCACTAGAACGTACCAATGCAGAACGTATTGTTGCTGATAGAACTCTTAACAATGTTTATGTAACACGTAAGACTCTAGAATATTGTGGTCAACGTGGTTGGAACTATCGTATTAGTAGTGGTATGATGCCACTAGAAACTCTGCCAGAAGCTAATCTACTACTAGAAAACGCTTACAATTTTTCCAAAATCAAACAAGAATTTGCTCTGTGCGCTGATATTATCAAAAAATACAATATTCGTTGTAGCACACATCCAGATCAATTTGTTGTTCCTGCTAGTGCAACACCCTCTGTTGTAACTAAATCCATCGAAGAACTAAACGCACATGGTAAGATGATGGATTACTTTGGCTTACCACAATCATATCAAGCTCCAATAAATATCCACACGAATTGTTACAAGGGTAACATTAATGATATTGCTTCTAGATTTATTGATGTATACAAAGATTTACCAATCAATGTAAAGTCACGATTGGTACTTGAAAACGAAGACAAACCTAATAGTTGGAAAGTAGAAGAATTATACGATCTAATCTATTCCAAGACTGGTATTCCTATCACCTATGACAATCTACATCATCGTTGCAACCCAAGCAAGTATGGTGCAAAGGATGCAATGAAATTGGCTATGAGTACATGGGGTAATTATCGTCCATTGTTTCACTTTAGTGACAATGATACTAATAATAGTAATCCACGTGCGCATGGTGATTATGTGCGTAATGTTCCAGATGAGTATCTAAACTCCTACAGTGTAGACTACGAGTTTGAATTTAAGGCTAAGGATTATGCTATTGAAAAGTTTGAGAAAGAATTTAAATTATAATTAATCAAACCTGTTGACATTGTACCATAGTTGGTATAAACTAATTTCAAGTTGGTGTTCACCAGCGAAACTAAAAAATAAACAAAATAAAGGAAAAAATAAATATGTATACTCGTACAAATGCACGTAACAAGACTAACTTCGTAGGTCATAACTCCGCTGGAGTTGAGCTATATCTCTCAACTCCTCTACCAAAGGCCAAGAAGGCTGCTCGTTTGACCATTCGTAATGGTAACACTCGTCTTGATCTAAATGGTCGTCAGATTAAGGCTCTACGTGAAGTCTTGTCCACTGGTTACGCTTCTCGCTAATAGATGAACCAGACAACATTTACTAATGTTGTGATGTGGTCGTTGTTAATTGCAGCGACCACATTTTCTATTTTATCAATAGTGATATCTTATCGACTACTTAAAAAGTTTGATGATTTTCAAATTTCGATACTAGAAGTATTAGATTTATTTTCGATTGAACGTACGAAAATGATAAAAGATCTTGAGGAACTAAAACGTAGGGTTAGAATTTTTGGTAATGAAGTTAAAAAAGAAAATCGAAGAAGCACTGAAGACTAAATCGTTGTTTGATCACGTAAAACATATACGTCAAATACAAAGTGCTGACTATTACGATACGTTGAGTGATGCTGATCGTAAGACGTTCAATAAGTATATGATATTACGTGTACTTAGTATGGATAAAACAATTATTGAAGAAATATCTCATGTTTCAAAGTATTTCGAGGTTTTACCAGAAAAACAATTTTACCAACTATTAATTGGTGCTTTACCAAAAAGTTATGGGTTTCATCCTTATATTAAAAATTCGGCAAAGCCAGTTAATGAAACAATACTGAATTGTCTATGTGCTTACTTTAATGTGGGAAAACGAGATGCTACAGATTATTATAAGATATTTATTTCTCACGATGATGGTATAATCAAACTATTTGACCTAATTAAAGGTCATGGTTATACTGAACAAGAAGTTGAAAAATTATTGGAATAATATGAAATTAATAGGAATAACAGGTTTAGCTCGTAGCGGTAAAGATTTATTTACAACTATCGCTTTAGAAATATTAAAAGAAAATAAAATCAAAGCTGAAAAGTATGCACTCGCGTATGAACTTAAGAATGATCTTAGAGAGTTGATTCATAAAAAAACGGGCATTGATGTATTTACGGAAAATACCAGTGAGAAGAACATTATCAGACCATTACTTGTTGCATATGGTGATGTAATGCGTAAGATTAGTGGTGGTAAATATTGGACTCAGAAGATAGAGCAAAGTATTGGTAAGTCAAAGGCCGATGTTGTATTTATTACAGATATTCGATATGACCATTATCCGGAGGATGAGTGTACTTGGTTAAAGATTAAACAATCTGGCAAATTGGTTCATATCACTAAGTATCAATATGGACCATTACCACAAGGTAAACGATTTAGTAAAAACAAAATTACGAAGATTTATCAGTCAGCGCCAAATGAACATGAACTGATAAACGATCCAAAGGTTAAGAAACGTGCTGATGTTGCAATTGAATGGGAAGATGTAAGTTTAAAGAATGAGGGTGATATAACTAAAAATACTCAGATTCGTACAATTGTAATAGATACACTAAAACAAATTGGAGTTTTAAAAGAAAAGTCAATAATTGATAATTATCGTAGTTGAATTGTTTTTATCTCATGATGTGCATTATGTCTAAAGATAAGTACATTATCAGTTGTCATAGTTTTAAATAAATTGATAAAAGCGTCTGATTGAGTTTTAATAAATGTAATATAAATAACATTACACTCTTCAGATTTATTTGCTTTTTGTTGTTTTTTACAACTGCATATATTGTTGAGAAGTGTAATGCAACTATTTAGTTGACTTTCAACCGGCAGATTTTTTCCCTTAATAAAATTTAAAAATTGTTGATAACTACCTATTGTCATAGTAATTTTCTAATGATAAGATATAGTGATAGACTACATATATAGTTTATAGGAAACAATAATAATCCATAAAGAGGAGCATATCCTACTAGATATACCAACGTATTTACCGAGAATAGAGTTGACCAAAAACATAAACATATAGGACATGATATTAGTTTGGTTAAGTAACCGGGATATAAGCTATATAGAAACTCTGGATAACTAGCCATCACATCAACTTCCATTTTGTATTTATGATACTCGTTTATTTTCAATAAATTTCTGGTCTTGGTTAAGTTGGCAATGGTAGTGACAATATCACTTTCAAACCAAACAACCATAACGAATGTTATCCAACAAATTAACGGGATGTTTAAATCAGTCAAATTCATAGTATTTCTTTTATTAATAGTTTATTTTTATACCAATCATTATTTGTATCTATCAAATTTTCCTTGCGGTCTATCAATTTATTTATCTTGATCTTGAAGATATCATATTCCATTTCACCAATCTGACCGCTATCTTCAATCATAAGTTGCAACATGTTAAAAAATTCAAAACTTTGATTTGTTATTTTAACCGCATCAAATTCTATTAATATGTCATTGGTACGGTGATCTTCAAGACTCTTTAACTTATTTTTTATATTGATACGAGTATTTTTTTGCTCTGC